GAGGACGACGAGTCTGTGTGGCCGGAGAAGTGGCCGACCACCTACCTCCACGGCATCCGACACACCCGCTCCTTTGCGAAGAACTTCCTCAACGAGCCCGTCGCGACCGACGGGGAGTACTGGCAGCCGGGCACCTACCGTTACGGCACCCTCGACGGCATCACGCGGCAGGTGCTGAGCGTCGACCCGGCTGTCACGACGAAGACGACCAGCGACTTCACGGGCATCGCTGTGGTCGGCTACTCGCCGACGGCTCGGCAGGCCGTGGTGCGGCATGCGTCGCACGTCAAGCTGCGTGGCCCGGCGCTGCGGCAGAAGGTGCTCGACATCCTCGAAGACTTCCCCGAGACGACGCACATCCTGGTGGAGAGCAACCAGGGCGGTGAGACGTGGCTCGACACGTTCCACTCGATGCCCGTCCCGGTGAAGGCGTTGCCGGCTGAGAAGGGCAGCAAGGAGGTGCGGCAGGCGTTGACGCTGAACCACTACCAACGCGGCCGGGTGCTGCACGAGAAGCCGCTGCCGGAGCTTGAGGCGGAGCAGTGTGGCTTCCCGCGGGCGCCGCACGACGACATCGCGGACGCTGTGTCGGCTCCGGTGAATCGGCTGCTGCGGGCGCGGAAGAAGAAGCCGGGTGCGACGGCGCGTTCCGCGTCGTACGCCTGATGGTCGGCGCCTCCGTTACCCTGACCCTGTGACCACCTCGACCGAAGGGCGCGACTTGTGTCTGATGTGACGACCGGCTTCGCCCAGCTCGCCGATGCTGCGCCCGGCTACGAGGAGGCCCACTCCTACTACTCCGGCTCCGTCTCCGAGGTGTTCGGGTCGGCGGCGATGAAGCGCCTGCTGCGCCGGCAGGGCAAGCCGTTCAAGGTCAACGTCATCAAGACGGTGGTCGACTCGGTCGCCGACAGGCTCGACCTTATGGCCGTGACTGTGCCGCAGGATGAGCCGGCGACGAAGCGCCTCGACGAGATCATGGAGTCGAACAACATCGCGTTCGAGGCTGGGCCGACCATGCGCCGCGGTGTCGAGTACGGCGACGCGTTCGTGCTGGTGTGGGAGGGCGCCGAGGACGACGACGACCCGGTCGTGAACTACCACTCGCCGCTGAGCATGCGGATCGTCTACGACCCCGACAACCCGCGGCGGAAGCTGTACGCGATCCAAGCCTGGGAGGAGCGGACGCCGCTCGGTGACACGACACGGTGGCGAGCCAACCTCTGGTATCCCGACCGGGTCGAGCGGTGGCGGACGCAGCCGGGCATGAAGCCGGCCGAGGCTACGGCGTGGGAGCAGGCGCCCGAGTCGGAGGACGACCCGGACTCGTGGGTGAGCGACAACCCGTTCGGGGAGGTGCCCGTTTTCCACTTCCGCAACGTGACGCCGTTCGGCACGCCCCGCCACTACGACGGGTACGGCGCACAGGACGCGGTGAACAAGCTCGTCATCTCGCACATGTCGACGGTCGACTACCACATCTTCCCGCAGCGGTACGCCCTGAGCGACGGCGCGAACGTCGACGACGACTTCGACCTCGACGACGACCCCGAGTTCGACGACACGGCCGAGACTGACCGGGAGTCGGGCAGCCCGAGCAGGGGCATCGCGTCGGGTCCTGGTCAGATGCAATGGTTCGAGAACGTGAAGAGCGTCGGGCAGTTCGAGCCGGCGAAGGCCGAGGCGTTCACCGGCCCCCTGAAGATGTACCTGCAGCTCATGTCGCAGGTGACGAAGACGCCGCTCGACATGCTCGACGACTCCGGCGACGAGCCCAGCGGCGAGAGTCGTCGCCGCAAGGATGCGCCGCTGACGTCGGCGATCCGGGACTACTCGGTGATGTACGCGGCGACGTGGTCGGAGGTGTTCTCGTTCGCGCTGAAGGTGGCGGGGATGGCGGAGCGGGTCGTGAAGGTGACGTTCGCCCCGGCCGAGGTGGTCAGCGATGCGGAGGGCTGGTCGACGATCAAGGCGAAGATCGAGGCGGGTGTCCCGGTGCGGGTGGCGCTGCTCGAGGCGGGCTATTCCGAGGAGCAGGTCGACGACTGGTATCCGGAGGGTGAGGAGAACACGCTGCGGGTGGTCGACCTCGAGGCCGTCTCGCGTATCCTGCAGCAGCTCGGCGCCGCGGTGGCGCTCGACATCATCAGCGCCGAGGAGGCTCGAGCGCTGCTGCCGGAGGGCATACTGCCGGAGGGCGCACCGATCCCGGCGCCGTCTCCCGAACCACCTTCCGACCAGGGGTAGCCCGTGGCAAGCGACGACCTCGACCGCATCGAGGGTCGGCTGGTCGAGCGTGTCGCCGGCCCGTGGAGCAGGCAGGTCGACGCCTTCCGCAAGGCGACCCTGACTCTGTATCACGCGAGGGGCGGCAGGCTCACGGCGGCGGAGCTGCGGGCGCTGCTGGCGAAGGTCGACCTGCCGGGCGCCCCGAGCAAGGCGCAGGTTCGGCGACTGCTGGTCGAGGCGGCGAAGGTCGGCGACGCCCGGGTGAAGGCGAAGACGACGCCGCACCTCGGCGACCGACCAGCGGCCGCGATAGCCGGGGCGGCGAAGAAGCCGGCCGCAGCGGTGGCCGAGACGCGACGCCGTGCGACAGGGGTCGGCGACGTCGACAACCTCGCCGACCTGCTCGGCGTCCTCGGCCCGCTGGGGCGGAGCGTCGGGGAGATGACGGGCGCGGCGAGCTGGTCGGCGATGACGGCGGCGAACGAGGCGACCGTGTCGGCTGCGGCGCAGGCCGGGGCGAAGCTCGTCTTCGTGCCGGAGCGTGATGCGTGCGTCGAGTGTCAGGGGCGGGGCGGCGACACGGGGAAGGCTGCGGTCGATGACCCGCCACCGATCCACCCCAACTGTCGCTGCGAGCTCGAGGAGTACGTCGACGAGGCGGTGCCTCGTGCGCTGAAGCGGGAGGGTGTGCGGAGCGTGCTGCGCGGCTTCAGCCTTCCGAGCGAGTCGGAGGCGGCGCGGCTGCGTGCGGCGAAGGAGCTGCTGCGGAAGAAGCCTGCTGCGCCGGCCTCGGTGATCGCGTACGCGCAGCGGGCGGTGAGGGCGGGCAAGTTCCCGCGTGGCAAGAATCTCCCTTAGAAACCTCTTGACTTCCACTCGAAAGTGACTCATACTAGAGACATGAAGACGAAGCCCGCCACTCCCGCAGACGTTGACTCCCTCGACCTCCTCGCCGCTCCGGCCTCCATCAAGGTTGCCGCCTCGAAGCTGAGGGAGTGCATGGTGCTCCTCGACCCGGAGCTCGGCACCCCGCTCTACTGGATCGACCACCGTGTCACCAGCACCCGCAACTCTGGTAACGCAACCTTCATGGCTCACAACTTGGAGACGAGCCGCTTCGAGCGGCTGACCCTCTTCGGTGCCACCGAGGTTCCGGTGATGGTCGCATGATTCGACACGGAGACACCGTCATCATCCCCGCCCCGCGTGTGGTCGGCCGGTTCCGCTGCGGCGGCTGCCGCACCCTGCTCCCCGAAGGGGCGACGGGCCACAACCTCGAAGCGTGCCGCAACCTCGCGGCCGACCGTGACATGAAGGAGCGTGCCGACAATGGCTGAACCCCTGACCCTGGTCGAGAACGTCGACGAGCCGATGCTCGCCGGCCTCTTCACCGAGCACGCCGCCGCCTACTCCTTCGACGCCCTCTTCGACGTGGCCGTGCAGTTGACGCACATGTGCCACACGGCGAAGGAGCGCGACGACCGCGAGGCGCTCGCCGACTACCGGGCACGCCGCAACCTCGTCCGCGCCGAGCTCGAGCGGAGGTGCGAGCGATGACGCTCCCGCAGCTCGACGGCACCGCCGCCGCGACCGTCGCCCACCTCGACGCCTGGGAGAAGCGGTGGGCCGAGGAGACGGTCGAGGATGCCCTCGACGCAGCGGTCGGCGAGGTCGAGGAGCTTCGCAACCTGCTGCCCGACGTGGATAGCGCCGAGGCTGCGGCCGAGGCGAGGACCGCCCTCGACTGTCTCGACCGGCACCTCGCCACGATCCGGGCGCGAATGCCCTAGGATGCGAGGGTAATTCAACTCAGCGACGAAAGGCGGGCGCGATGCCTCCCGAGCACGACGACGGAAGCGAAGAGGAAGAGGTCACCGACCCCGGCGACACGGGCGACGAGGTCGACGAGCCGGACGACGAAGACGACGAAGACGACGACGGCGACGACGACGGCGACGAGAAGGACGACGAGCCTCTCGGCGCACCCGGCAAGAAGGCCCTGACCGCCGAGCGGGCCAAGGTCAAGGAGCTGCGGAAGCAGCTCCGCGAGGCGACCGCGGCCGGCAAGAAGAAGGACCAGGACGACGACGGCGGCGACGCCGAGGAGAAGGCCGCTGCGAAGTGGAAGCCGCGTGTCGTCAACTCCGCCGCGAGGGCTGCGTTCCTCGAGGCCGGCGCCGAGCGTCCCGAGCGGCTGCTGAAGCTGCTCGACCTCGACGAGCTCGACGTGACCGAGAAGGGCAACGTCGAGGGACTCGAGGAAGAGGTCGACCGGCTCAAGGAGGAGTATCCCGAGCTGTTCAGCAAGCGGCGCTCTGGTCGGCGTGTCGAGACGGGTGACCGTTCCGGCAACGGGTCGACGCGAAAGAAGATGACCGCCACCGAGCGGCAGGCGGCGCAGCTCGCGGGGTCGGTCAAGTGAAGGCCGACCGCGTCCTGACTAAGCGCGACCACGTCGGCCTCTGCCCGGCGTGCCGGGCGCGGATCGACGCCGAGGTGACCGTCGCCGTCAAGGTCGGCGACCCCGTCCTCGGCAGCGACGGCAAGGTCGAGGTGCCGACCGAGTCGCAGGTGACGAAGGTCAGCATCTCGCACCGG